TACCGAGGCACAAATTGCGATGCTTTTCAAGTATGCATTTGAGGTTATCAATGTTCCAGACCTTGACCCTACAGGCTTTGAGGCTGGGAAGAAACTAGCTTTGGAGCATATGGATATCAAGACTGCGTGGCTCCCAGAAAGTCTTACCAAATCCAAAGATTTTAGAGGTAATCCGAAAAAAGATTTTACCGACTTTATGAAATCTGAAGCTGCATTTGAGGACAAGGAGCAAAAAGAGCTTCGAGCAAAAGTGAAGAGATTTCTGGAACTTGCCAGACCTGCTAAGTTTTGGACTGAAAAATGGAAAACCAATAAGGAAGGGAAGAAAATAGACCACACGCCAACCTACAGCATTAACTATAAAAATGCGTTCAATTTCTTGAAGCTGAACGGATTTTTCAGAATAAAAGATACCACCAGAAAGGATGGTTACTATTTTGTTCAGCAGGACAAGCATGTTCTTCGGGAGGTTTCCTCGCAGGAAATTAAAGACTTTTTCAATAAATTTTTGGATGAAAAACAAAAAGAAAAAGGGCTTAGGCTTTTTCCCGATGAATTGCTGAACATGGTTATTGGTTCAGAGGCGGTTTCGGAGAAAAAACTCCAGAATTTAGATAGTAAGGAGTTTGATTTTACAGATTACACTCCAACTTCTCAGTTTTTCTTCTTTGACAAGTTCATATGGGAAGTAAGTAAAGACAAAATTGAGCGGATAGATAAGGGTTACAGCCGTTATGTAATGAAAGATGATATTTTGAACGAAATCATTTTCCGCCAGACCAGGACGAATCTGAATACTTCTAAATTAAAATTAGAGGAGCCGTTTTTCAATATTGAAAAAGATGAGAATAACAACTGGAAATTGGATATCGTAAGAAGTGACTGTGACTTCATGAATTACTTGATCAATACCTGCCGTGTCTATTGGAAAGAGGAAATTAAAAATTTAAAACCATCGGAGTATAATGATTATTTAAAAGAAAATAAATTCATCATTAACAAAGAGACACTTACAGAGGATCAGATTTATGAGCAGGAACTGCATTTTATCAATAAGGTGTTCTGCTTCGGCTACATGCTCCACCGATACAAAGATCCAACAAAGGCATGGTGTCTGTATATCATGGACAACGAAGTAGTAGATGATAACGAGTCCCACGGACGAACAGGAAAATCTCTTTTTTCAAGTCTTGCTTTGAGGTTGTTTATGAATTCAAAATATATTGGAGCAAGGAAAAAGGGACTTTTAGAAGGAGATTTCTTATACGATGGAATAACAGAACAGACCGACTATGTGCTGTTCGATGATGCGGATAAGAGATTCCAGTTCAAAGAATTATTTACTGATATCACTGGTGATTTGAATGTAAACCCGAAGAACCAGAACTCATATCTGATTCCTTATCACTTATCTCCTAAGTTCTGTATTTCCACAAACTATGCTCCTTTCGGGCTGGATAGTTCCTCTACTTCCAGATTATTATATATGTCATTTGGAAACTGGTATCATGGGAAAATAGAAGACTTTGAAGAAAGAAGCCCGATGCATGATTTTGATAAGCGTTTCTTTACTGACTGGGATGATGAGCAGTGGAATTTGTTTCTCAATTTCGCAATGCAGTGCCTGCAGTTCTACCTTTCCACAAATGAAAAGATAGGAGCACCAGAAGGGAACATCAGAAAGAGAAACCTACAGACAGAAATTGGAGTTACATTCTTGGATTGGGCAGATGAATTTTTCAAAGATGAGAATATTAACCAGGCGGTGTGCAGAAGAGAAATGCTTGATAATCTGAAAAACTCTCATTCTTCTATGAGACAGATTTCTCCAACATCATTTAAGCATAAATTAAAGCAATATTGTGAGCTGAGAGGATACATATTTAATCCAAAGGAACAGCTGACAGATAAAGCAGGGAAAAGAATTATGAAATGGGCAGGAGGTAAAACAGAAGAGCATTTCTTTATCCAGGTTCCAGAGGAAAGCATCGAAGAAAACGAATCAGATGAACTGTTTTTTTAAAGATAAATATTTGAAACTATGATAGAAATGGAATACCCTTTAACCAAACAAATGCTGAGAAAGCAGTATGGTTATTTATCATTCGAGTGCACATTCATGAATATGGATGTTATCACCGTAAAGAGTGTGAAAACTTCAAGATGTGTAATGATTACTTATTGCGGAGCGTGGAAATCTGGACTTATCTGCTGGGATGAAACCCTGCGTTGGGAAAAAGCGTTTCAGGTCTTTAAGGAAGTGCCGAACAATTACAATGATTTAGAGCAATGGGAGAGAGAGAATTCGGAAAGAATAGAACTTTTCAAACCACCCAAGGATGACTATGTTTTTATAGATGACAAACTAGTAAGACAAGTGATAAAAACAAGATAAAAAACAAAAAAAATATGGATAGAATAAAATTATTTACAACGGGGTTTACCCAGGTGTTCCTGGTTGTGCTGAACACTTATTTCATTACGAGAGAGTTCCTATTTGGAATCCTTGCATGTGGCTTTCTTATCAGTTTTGTGTGGTCGCACAATGTGAAGAAAGTAGCTTTCGGGAGCGAGTGGGATAGAATTATTTATTCCCTTGGAGCGATGACTGGGAGTATACTGGCATTTTACTTCGGGAAATTGATTTATTGAAAATTTAAAATGAAAATAATAGATTTATTCAGCGGCACAGGAGGTTTCTCTCTTGGGTTTAAACGAGCAGGATATGAATTTACAGAGCATTATTTCAGTGAGATAGACAAACACGCAGTAGCGAACTATAAACATAATTTTCCAAATGCAAAATACATCGGAGACATTACCACTATTCACGGAAGAGATCTTAAAGGAATTGACATTATCACTTTCGGATCGCCTTGCCAAGATTTCAGTCTTGCTGGAAAAAGACAAGGGCTTACAGGAAACAGGAGTAGTCTTATCAAAGAAGCAATTAGACTCATTACTGACATCAGACCAGGTGTTTTTGTCTGGGAAAATGTTAAAGGAGCATTCTCCTCAAACTCTGGCGAAGACTTTACAGCAATCCTGCAAGCGTTTGCCAACATTGGGGGTTATAGACTTGAATGGCAACTGCTTAATACAAGCTGGGTTTTACCCCAAAATAGAGAGCGGATATACCTTGTCGGACATCTTGCAGAAAGAAGTGAGTTCGGAGTATTTCCTATCGGAGAAGATGATTTTATATTTACAGAAAAAAGGCAACAATCCCAAATATGTAGAACACTTACAGGGGGAGGACATTCAGGAGGATTGCACTCGGATATGACAGTAATACAAGTAGGAACTTATCGCACTCATAATGATGGCAAGGGATTTAGAGGGATTAAAGAGAATGTTTCTCCTACAATTCCAGCCAGAGCAAGAACAGATGGAAGTGGTCAGCCAGTTATCAGATATTCTTCCAGCGATAACAATATCAGAAGACTTACAGAAATAGAATGTGAAAGACTGCAGGGTTTCCCTGATGATTGGACAAAATGGGGCTGTTATGATGGCGAAAAAAAGGAAATCGCTAAAACAAACAGATATAAATTGATTGGGAACGCTGTAACAGTGGATATAGTAGAACTAATCGCAAAGAGATTGAAAATTAAAAAGTAAAATTATGAATTACGAAGAATTTTTAGTTCCAGTTGAAATAGCGAAGGAACTTAAAGAAATAGGATTTAATGAACCGTGTTTATTTGTGTTAAATCCTCATAATACTTTAATACTAAGTTCAGAGGTTCATGACAAGGGAATAATTGATATTAGAAAAATCAAACCTCGTAGTAATGGTGAATTAGGAGAAGATTTTTGCTCAGTCCCTACCTATGAACAGGTATTTAAATGGTTTGGAGAAAAAGGATACACTTGTCATTTTGCTCCAGTTAAGCTACCACCTATGTATATTGGCAGCCGATATGCTTGGTCTTACGAGGTTCTTAACAATGGAAAGGTAGTAACATACATCACCTACAAATCCGCACGACTAGGATGTATCAGAAAACTAATCAGAATTTATAAAAATGAAAACAATAAAAGACCTTAAAAAACTCAAACAAAAAACCAAAAATCAAGATAATATAAAATTAAAAAATTCAGAGCTTGAAGAGTGTATTGGCTGTGCAAGACTATTTTATAGTAAAAACATGATATTAGATGAAGCTTGTGAAAGCTATTGTCATGAGTGCTGGACAATATTAAAAGAAGAAATTAAAACCACAATAAAATAATTTAATTTTTAATCATATGGATATTATTGGAAACATTTACAGCAGAGAGGCTGCGGAGCAGAAAACAGAAACATTCCGTGTTCAGAAATTCATACTGGACGCCTCTTACTTTGACAATTACACCCAGACTAATCGTGAGAATTTCCTCAAAATGCAGGTTAAAAACGCTGGTATTGAAAAGCTAGCAGCAATTCCCGATGGTAGTAGAATAAAAGTTTTCTTCAGCATTGATGGAGGATTTTACAACAAAGAGGATGGAACGAAAGGACACGCTCAGAACCTTTCTGCGTTTAATTTCGAGGTAATCAAATTGGCAGAGAATAAGCCGACGCCTCCTGCACCACAAAAAACCGACTTCTAAACAGTCAGGTATTATTTAGCTTTTTTCATTGCAATCCGCTCAGATTTGGGCGGATTTTTCTTTTTGATATACATCAGTTTTCGCACACCTACAAGGCGGCGATTTTCACAACCCCCTGCCACCCCCAAAAAGTTGTAAAAAAGTTGTAAGGATTGTAAGGAATTATCCGAGCGGTCTGTTTGTCGGGTTTTACCGCCTTACAACTTTTATTTTTATTTTGTAAGGAATGGATAATCCTTACAAAAAAATTGTAAGGGAAAAACTGCCTTACAAAATGAATTTGGCTATTGTATGGGATTCTTACAACTCTAAGTAAGGTATAAATATTTGAAAAATAAAGACTTACAAAATCCTTACAATTCTTACAACTTTTTTCCTACTTTTTAGAGAATTTCAGAATAAAAGTTTCAGAAACTAAAAAAAGCAGAACCTTTATAATATGGTGGAAAAATCCTATACTTGCTCAAAAAAATAAGGATGCTAGTAAGTATATTTTTGCCAGTGAGTAAGCCGATCAAGCAGTTTTTGACTCAGAAATTTGGAACGGAATATCAGCCAAGCCGAGATAATTGGTTTGGAATTCTTATCAGTTCTCTTTTGAGTAAGAAAAATTCGAACTGGGATGATCGTGCAAAAAATGAAGTCTTCGAGGAGGAATATAAAATTTCCTTCAAATTATCTTATTCAGACAAGCACGGCATCTGCATTCTTCCGACGCATGAGCAGCTGCTTCGGCGTGCGGTGGAAAGTCTGTTTCGGGAGCATCTGTATGAAACAGCGGTTCTCAATAAACTCTACTATGATATAGAGTATAAAACCTCCATAGAAAACCTGCTGAATTTCTACGGAATCCACGAGGAAGAAAAATCCTATTACCAAACTCTCATTAGAGATTTTAACAGGAAAAAGGATAAAATCGCCCAACGATTAGGAACTCAACCAAATAAAATATTTTCGTAAAAAAACTTTAAAATATGGTGGAAATCAGCAATATTCCAGAAAAATTCTTTCGTGAAATTCGACAAATCGAAATTTTCAACGCTAAAGAATATTCATTCACGGCGAACAGCACAGGCAAGAGTGTTTCTACTGAACCGAAAATAATCTTTAAAAACATTGTTCCCGAGGACTTTGACAGATCTATCAAAAGAAAATTCAAAAACGGAAACGCTTTTTTCGAGGTGGATTTATCATTTAATCTCTATGGTCTCAACCCAATGAACATCATCACTTATTCTGTTCTTTTGAATAAAAAGGGTTTTGCTGTCCGCCTGGTGACCAATGTAGATTCCATGATATTGGGTAATGAACAAGAGCCGTTCATGGTAGAAGTTCACGATGGGCGCAAGGATGATAATTCTGGAAGTGATAGGATGCAGATCCAAATTTCTGGCGCTACCATTATAGAGCCCAAAGCCCAGAGCTTATAATTTTCTGTCTTTTTTTACGCAAAGAACATTTTGGATTTTTGAAAAATAAAATCTAAGAATGTTTAATGGTAATACTTTATTAAATACTCCGTTGGCAATAGATAAAGGCTATTTGATGAGCCTTGTTCCATCATTGGCAGCGGAATTTATGTTGATGAAATCCTCTCCTATACAGAGTGTAAAGGAGAGAGAAATGCAGTATTTATCCAAAATCAACAAACAGGGAGAAGGGAAAGAAAATATGAAGTTTCCTGTAATAGTGGATATTGTGGGAGCAATCACTAAGTATTCTACTTACTTCTCTTACGGCACCCAGTTCCTTGGGGAGCTCTTGAAAGAATTGGATAGAAGCCCAAGTGTTTCGGGAATTATTCTCAATATAGATTCTGGAGGTGGTATGGTCTCTGGAACCGCAGAACTTACTCATATCATCAAGAATTTAGAAACTCCTACTATATCATATACCAGCGGTTATCAGTGTTCGGCAGCGCTGGACATTGCTTCTGGGTGTGATTATCATATGGCATCTCCTTTTGCTGATAAAATTGGTTCTATCGGAACGATGCTCTCTTATCAAGATTTTTCGGCAATGTTCGAAAAATGGGGAGCAAAAATCTATGAAATCTATGCTCCACAGTCTACAGAGAAGAACAAGGAGTATCGTGAGCTGATGAAAGGAAACGAAAAACTCTACACTGAACAGCTGAAAGTTTTAGCAGATGATTTTATTTCCAGAATGAAAGAAAATTTTGGAGAGAAGCTGAAAGATGACGGGCATGTTTTCAAAGGGAAAACCTACACACCGAAAGAGGCTTTGGAAATCGGTCTTATAGATGAACTCGGTTCTCTAGAAGATGCATTAAGCAAATTTTAATCATAATATCAAATAAAATGAAATTCACAAGAATCACAGCCCTACTGGGACTAGCGCAACTAACATTCCATGCAGGAGTGTTTGGAACGCAGAAGCCTTTTGCGAAGTTGTCGGAAGAGGATTTGGAGAAAATAGAAAACGCCTTGGCTGGTCTGGAATCAGAAGGATTGGCGGAAGAACTGGAAAGCACCAAGCAGAGTCTTTCTGATGCTGTAACGAATTTAGAGGTCGTAAAAAAAAATTCGGAAGAAACGGCACAGGCGGTAGAAGCCGCACTAGAAACTGCAGGGTTAAAAGAAGAGGCTAAAGAAAGCGTGGTGGAAAACATCGCTTTACTTGGGGAAAAATGCAAGGAATTCGGAGGCTCTAAAAACAGACATTCTTTGGTAGAGAATGACGGAAAGGAGAATTCTGAAAATGGTTTGATAGGAGGATTTATGAATCCAGAAGATGAGCACAACAAGTTGCTTCAAAGAATAAAAAAGTAGAATAAATAAAAAAATAAGAATATGAGTTTAAAAACAGATCAGATTAAAAACGAGCTTATTCGTTATTTATCTGTAAATCCTACTTTATTCAGCGGTATGGTTTTATCCAGTGAGGTTTACATTAACCGATTTGTTAGAACCGTGACGAAGGTAAAGGGACATTATCCATCGGTTCAGGCATTGATGAGCCATGCAGTTCAGATTTTTGATTCCAAGAAAGTAACTCCTTATGGAGATATTACATTCTTATACAAAGATTTGAAGAATTTCCATCAAAAAGTGGATTTCCAAATAGATCCAGCGGAAATTTTGGGAAGTATTTTTGAAGAAAAATACGAAGAAAGCAAAGGACTGCAGCAGAAGAGCATCTCTGTTCTTGCTATGCAGATTTTAAAGGAAAAAGTGATTGATGATGTTAATATTTTATCCATCACTGGTAAGTTTGATGCATCACAAAAAGGGCAGGCATCTCCTACATTCGGTTCATCAATGGACGGGCTGAACGAGGTTCACAAGAAAATAGCAGCGGATACTACAAATCCAGCATTCTTGATTCCTGGTGATGCGATAACTAAAACCAATGTTTTGGAAGCGGTAACGGAATACGAAAGACAGATTCCATCACTTTATAAAAACAAAGTGAAAACTATCTTCATGAGCCAAGCTGATGCGGAAGATTATCAGATTGCATATGAGGACAGGTTTGGACAAAACAAGTTCCAGGATGATGCCATGAGAACAAGGCTTGGCAAGAGACAAATCGTGGGTATACCGAACCTTACCAAAGGAACTATCGTGTCTACGGTGGACAATAACCTGTTAAGGCTTATTGATGAAATTGACAATCCTGCTACTATTACTTCGGTTCAAGAGAACGGAAGAACATTGGATGTTCTTGGAGAGTTCTCTCTTGGATATGATTATGCTGTAAACCAATTGGTATTTATGCATACATCAGATGGAACGAAGAAACGAGGATTGAACAATGCTGACCAGAACGAATTGTTCTATGCAAGT